ATTTTAAACATTAAAAGTGTAATATTTTTAGAAATTCTTGTAACTCGTTAATTTTTAGCTAAATAAATTTTAAATAGAATCGTCTTGGCCTACAAAAAACACGCAAAGAACTGCACCGATAAGGTATAAAGATAAGTAAATCATTTAGTAATTATTTATATTTCTAAGACATTTATCCTTGCAAGTGCATTCAAATTGGGAAGCTTCAAAACAAGTGTGTTTTTTGTTCTCGTGTTCAATTACCCATTGTTTTTCTTCCTTAGTTAGTTTACCTGAATGCCGAATCCAAGTTTTTGACTCGGTTATAAATGAATAATAAGTATATCCTTCTTTGACTTGATATTCTTTGTCTAATTTATAGCCATTAATCCATATTGCAATGGTGTCTATTGTTTTATCGCAGTCGGGTATAAATGTGTTTATTCTTACTTTCATCTTTGTTTAATAGTTAATTCAATGTTAGAGTATATTATTTCGCCTCGTTTGTTTTTCGCTATGTAGAAAATAGTCGGCAACTGGCAATCTTCAATCAGTTTATTTTCTAAATTCTCCCACCAAAATAAACCATTTTCAAACATTCCGAAACAACCCATACTATTACTCCCGACAAAAAAACATTGCCCAATCGTTCCTAAAGGTTTTAGATTCTCGGACATGAATTGCATACCGATAATTTTAAAACTATCTGAGGCCAATACGCTATCATTCCAAAGTACATTATTCATAAATCGGATGTCTGTAAATGTATAGAAATTATCAGTTCGTGCAATTAGCTTTTTACTTTGGATCAAAATTGTAGATGTCGCAGTTCCATATTTCCCATCTGAAATATTATAAGTAACCAAACCCGAACCATCCGAGATAAATTCCCCGTTCTTTTTAAAAGTAATTGTCCCAAAATTAGGTATTAATCTTGAAGTTAAACGAGGTGCATAACTCACTCCGTTGACCTTGTAAGAACTCACCGATAGTATGTCATTATCCATGTCTTTATCGTTGCTTAAAACATTCCCTAAGACGTTTATTTTAAAAGTATCAGGTTTGGCAATCGGTTTGTTATTCTGGGCCTGAAGTGAAGCGCAGAAAAAAAGTATTATTATTAGTTTCATAGTTTTTCTATTTCAATTAACGCTGCTAAAACCCAAAGTAAAATAAGAAACACAATAACGTAAGATACAAAACCAAGTTTATCAAATAATTGTGCACGTTTATTAATTACCTTAGTAGTGTACTTATGCTTAAAAATAGTATCGTGTTGCGTAAGTATTTGTTTTACCTCTCTTTGTTTCCACTTGATAACCGTTACAACTTTAATCCCGTTTTTAACGGTAGTTATTGTGTCGAGTAGTGTAGTTGTATCAAAAAAGTAAATAGAGTCGTGTGTGAAGCCTCTAATGGTGTCATATTTGGTAATTGTGGAGTCTTTCAAGTAACCCCAAGACTTCAACTTGTTTATTTTGCGTTCTGCTCGGTAAGATTGGCACGATGCCAGTAAGCAGATTAGTGCGATTATTAATTTATTTTTCATATGTTTCTTTTTTAAATTTTTTTTTGATAGGGAATAACACAATTAATAACACGATAATATTCGTAATAATGTATATTATTATTTTATTTCTCATATTCTTGTTTATAATATTGTTCAAATGATTTGCCCCCTTGTTCAGTACTTTTTATTCCTCCATTCCAATATTCAAATAGTTTATCTTCCATATTTATTGGGGTAAGTTTAAGCATACATAATTGCACATTTATTTCATATGTGTGGAATCGCCTCAACATTTGTAATACGTCTTCTTCAGTGTATAATTTATTGCTCATAATGTTTTAATTTTAATTATCGCAGTTATTAATGAAATAATAGCAAACCAAACCATCTGCTTATTTGACATTGCTAAAACAGGAGTATCCTCTTTGTACCAATTTAAAAACTTTTTCATTTTTTGCCTCATTGTTTGTTTATTACTCATAAGTTTCTATGTAATATTGTGGTACATCTTTAATTGTGGGTATTGCCATATTTTCATTAGGTATTACGCAATTATCTACATAATTATCAGTAAAATTAATCATTTCCTCTTTGTGCATTGCTTTGGCTTGTTCAAAATCTTCTTGAAAAATATTGTAATCATTATCATAATATTGTTTCTCTAAAAATTCTACTGCCGTTTGTTGTTTATTGCTCATAATTAATTGTTTACGATAAATTTTACCCCATCAATTTCAACCGATTTAACCGTCTTTTTTCGGACTTGGTCGTAAGCCCATTGGGTAGTCTTCCCGTTTTGTAAAGCGTAGTTTCTTACTGTTATTAAATTTTCAATCATAATATTTTATTTATTTTCGGTTGCAAAAAAAGATTTTAAAGCAAATTCTGCTATAATTATTTCCCAATAATCATTCCCCTCAAATGAGTCAAACCAACTAAAACTATTTCTAATTGCATATACTAAAGAGCCGTCTTGCGTGTCTGCATTTTCTTCCCAATAAGTTTTATCAAAGTTTTTTAATAATTGATTGCGGATAAATCCATCTTCTACTAATCTAAATAGTTGGATAGGGTGTTTAATATTGTTTTCCATATTGCAATATTACAACTTAAAAGTATAAAAACAAAATTATTTTAAATTGCGTTTTGAAATATTTAATAAGTTTTCCATTCCTTGCATGTAGTCCTCCAAATACCTGAACCTATAACTTTGAGTATTTGACTTTCTATTTATCAGAGTAAAAAAGTCTTGAATTGTCGGACAATATTCTTTTAATAAAGGGTAGTTATCCATGTTTACGCTTTGATTTTCTTTCGGTTTTCGCTTCTTAGGGATGATTACCTTGCATTTATTCAGCTTCGCAAACTCTTTGGATTCTAAATAAAATTTATCGTTTAAAACAACAGCGTAGAGTTCTAAAGTCCAATCTATTTTGAGTATTCTGGGCATATAAACCCCATTTTCTCGGAACATATTTCTAATTTTACACCATTGTTGAGGTGTTACAAGTTTAATTGCTACGTTTTTCATTTTACAAATGTATGATATATTATTCATTAACCCACAAAAACGGGATTAATGCAAGGAATTTAAGACAATAGACGGGATGGCTTTTGCAAGAATTGTGACATAAGAAAAAACCCCTCACAATAAAGTAAGGGGTTTAAACCATGAAAAACACTATATTTAAAAACTCAAAAGAACATTACAATATTACTATATTTTTGGATAAATACCAATTTTTTCTTTATTTAATAATTGTTTGCAAGTTAGCCCGAATGATTTTTGAAAGTGTGGGTAGTCTTTAAAAGTTCTAAAATCACCACCCCACTCCCATCCGTACTTCTTAAATATCTTAACTACTTCCATCCAATCAGCTTGACCGTCACGATCAAAATCTTTGCCTCGTTCCCAAGTTGCTTTGCCGTCTACAATTAGCACAATATCGCAAGCCATTCCCCAGTTGTGATAGCTTTGCCCACCTTTTGCGTTAGTTACTATTTGCCCTTTAATTGAACGACCTTTAGAATACAAAGCGTTCTGCTCTTCAAAAGTCCTTAAAGTGTGCGAGAAACGACATATAACACCATTAGAGAGACTTTGACATATCTCAGAGTATATTTGTATAGCTTCATCTTTTAACTTCGGGTGTAGAAGCTCTATGCGTTTTATTGTTATTTCGTCAATCATGGTGTTTCTTTTTCTTTTCGGTAAAATGTATCGATGTAAATTTGCAAAACTGCAATACCAGAAAGCCAACATTGCAAACCGAACTCCACATCCTTTATTCCTGCCTTAGTAAAAAACATCGGTAGAAAGGTCGCACCTCCTAAATAAATCATTGCCTTTCTTATTAGGCTTAAATAACGTGGTGTATTAGTTTTTCTTGTTGTCATTTTTTTTCTTAAATAATTGCACTATAATATGTCCGATGTTTATTTCCTTTAAAATGTGAACGAATAAACCTGCTCCTACCGAGAATAAAAAAGTTATTAATTTATCCGTCATATCGATGTTATGACCTAAAACTAAAAATAAAATAGTTCCACAAAGTTCTCCGATATGTCCTTTAATTAAATGTGCCAAATAGATTGCTTGGTAAATCATATCATTGAAAGGCCTAAAGAAACACCAATAGCGACAAACTCTTCGTATCGTTCCTTCCAAATTTTCGTACACCAAAAAAATATAAATTGTAGTTTCATTGTTCTATTGATTTTATTGAATGGTCTTTCTCAAATAGGTTTAAAATCCAGTTAAGAATTTTACCCCCTAAAGAAAGTTTGCCTTTTAACTGATTTTTCCCTAATACGCTTGAAATAGTCTCGTCTGGATTCCCAAACTTATGTCCGTACTTTTTAATTAAAATGTCGTTAAACAATTTAGCAAGATAAGTGTTGGCTTGTTGGTCATCTGCAATCGCACAGTTAAAAAGGTAGTTGTCTAATTCTTTGTACCCGTTTTTAAAAAGAGTCAGTAAACACGAATAAATAAACCCAATAGGGTAGAATATCATTTTAAGAATTAAAGCCGTTAGAAACAAAACTAAACCCCTCATAGAACGATTATATTGTTGTTAGTTACTTGCTCGGCTACATAATCCCATAAAGGCATCAATGCTCTTTTTAATGCTTGATAATCTCCATTGTCTAATTCTGCCCTAAATTCTAACCATTGAAAGTAAGCAAGATTTACAACCTTTGTACTTTGGTATGTATCTAAAGGAATTTCAAACCCACTCAAAATGAATTTATTATCAGGGAACGCCCATTGATATATTTGTGGAATTTCAACTGCATACGGATATAATGTCGGAGGTGTAAAATAATCTAAATCATCAATGTTTAGTGATGCTAAAGTAACATTATTAAACACACTTTGTAAGTCTGCATTAGTGCTTATTTTTTGCCAATTATTAGCAAAGTCGAAATACCCTAATTGTCTACTAACGTCTAAACCATTATCATTAAAATAGTAGTCTGCGTATACTTTTAAATTTTTTTTATCGAAGAATCCTTTTATCATGGTGCGGTTATTAATGAACGAGCGTCAAAGACATAAATAGCGCTTCTACTCGCACTTTTATTGTCGGTTGTCGGTTGGTCGTATGAATGAACTACTGATAGCGTAGTCGGGTTTTCGTATGATGTTGAGGTGTGATAGGTACTGCCTACACTTGGCCCCATAATATTGACTAATGTAATTGGATCACGAACAACACTGCCAGAAATTGAAGTTATCCCAAAAACTTTTAAATATTCTTCAACACTTTGTAAATACCAATTTGCATAAGTAACCCCCTTAACAACTATGCTTAAACTTAATCCAGTATCTATACAATTATTCCAAGTTGCTGCTGCGAAGTCTTCAGGGAATCTATACATACCTATTCCCGTAAGTTTGTCTATTAAAATATCTTGTACATTGTCGGTTGCTCCAAATCCTTGCACCCCATTAACATCGACAAACCGAATTTTACTACTAACACCCCCAACAACTAAGGCTTCTTTTAATTGAAACCAAGCAGTTGCACCTAATGTACTATCAAGTTGAGCAATTACTTTTGGATTTGCAGGAGGTGAATATGTAAAATACCCATTTTGCAACCTCCAACCTACATCACCCGTTCTATAAGATGTATATTGCATACCTAATGGAACATTTAAAAGAACTCCACTTGGTGTAGAACCACTTGGAACTATCCACTCACTACCTACCTTAGAACCTACTTGAGTACCCGTTCCATCCTTTACTAATATATTAGAAGTTGCTCCACTTACATAAGGGGAGAAAGTCGCTGAATTAATTGTTATAGTTGAATCGGGTGCGGTAATGTCTGAACTCCCACCACTTAAAATAGCCGTAGTTGATAAAGTAGTTGAAGCGGTATTCTTTAAAACTGCGCTTCCATCGGGGGCGGTAATATTCGCACTCGCTCCACTTGCTATTAAGGTGGTTGAAATTGTAGTCCCTAAACTATTTTTAAGTACCGCAGTCGCATCCGAACAAGTCGATGTCACTACCCAATTACCGCTAACTAAAGAGCCTACGGGAGTACCTGAACCATCCACTACTGCAATATCTTCAGTGTTTCCACTTGCTACGCTTCCATAACTTACCCCGTTTATAGTTATTATTGCAACTGGGCAACTCGAAGTCGGTGGCGTTGGCGTTCCCGTTGTGGGAACTGCACACTCATTGTAATCAAAATCAGCAGTTACGCTAATAGTAATTAAATGACCTGCAATCCTATCTTTAAAGTCATGAATAAAAGGTGTTAAGGTGTTGTTCTTGTCTAAGTCAACATCTCGGTTAATATTTAAAGTAGCTAAAAGGTCTAATCCTATTTGGAACGTGTCACTTTCAACTTCTACTTTATTCCCATCACCATCCTCAAGCCTATCCCCGATTAAAATATTAAAATTGTAAGTAATCTCATTGCCACTTATTGAAGATGGTTGAGGAGATACCCAAAATAAAGGGTATTGCGTAGCTTGAGACGAACTAATCTCCCACAAATCACCATATCCATAGTCTTTTATTTGAAGATGGTTATCTGCAAAGTCTTTGAAATACTTATAAAGAATGTTTTTAGTTATCATTTAGTTTTCTTTTCGATATAAACCATCAACTTTTGAAGATTCTTTTTAGTGATTTTTTTATTAGCAATCTTTGCAGTATGGCCAGTATTTTCTTTCATTGTTTTTTCTTCTTGATTTGCCTAAATAGAAACCCGTATTGTAACCTAATTCTCTTGATTGAATGTCTTGAGCTTGGTTATTGCCACTCATCCACAAAGGGTATAAGGTGTTATTCTCGGATAAATAACCGCTTAACCTTTTGCCGTAAAACTCAGCCATACGCCCCCACTTTTGCTCTATGAGTTCTAATTCTCTTTGGCTTACGGGTTGTTGATTATCGCTATTTTGAGTTACTACTCCCTTATTTGAGAATCGATAATTAAATATTATTGCACCATCTGAAATAGTCGCATTGATAATAAAATCTCTTATGTAATCGTCTAACAAAGTTTGATTTAAAGACGTTATTGTTGAGGCGTTTATTTGGTCGGCAATTTCATTATAAAGGTCACTTCCTAAAATTTGTTGCAGTTGTAAATCTTGCACCATAATAATAGTCTGAGCAATTAACTTGTCATCGACATTATTTTCTATAACCCCATATTTTTTAATGGTGGCTGTGCTTACGAAAAGTGGTTTTAAACTCATTTTATTTTTTCTTTTTAACTAACACTGACTCCCAAAAATGGCGGCAAGAAGGGATATGAGTAACTGTACCCTCAATAGTTTGCCATCCACCCTTATACTTGAATACATTATCGTTATAACCTTTTGTACTTGCAACATTTTGCATATTATTTATTTGCTCTCTTGAGTATAGTTGTTTTGCTTCAATCAAATCTCTACAAAACTTTCTTGAAGTATCTAATAATTCAGGGACTAAATTTGTAGTATATTTCCATTTAGTTTCTAATCCTACCTCTTGAGTCGGTGGTTCTTGTATCTCTTTTGGAGTTATTGTTATTTCTCCGTTTGATTCTGCATAGTCCACAAATAAAGTGTTTGATTTATTTAAGCGTTCTAAACTTTTGTAAAGTTCACTTTCGCTAATCTTTAATTTTTTAGCAAGGTCGCTAATCTTGTAAGTTTTACCTTTTTTGATTTCGTCTATTAACTTCTGGTCATCTTCTTTAGAAAAATTATCAGAATCCGAATAAACAAAACAAGATTTTACTATCTCGTAATTCTCAGCAGGTTCACCAATCTCTAAAAACTTTTGTAAAATAAAATCCTCTTCAGTAGAAAATGCACTTGTTTTAGTTGTATCACCTCCGACAATAGCAGGGAGGTTTATAATACTTCTTATTTCGTTAGTGGTTAGAGTTTCTAAAATCTTAGGTGCAATTAACGGATTAGAATTTATAATCGTTAAAATGTCATCTTTCTTCACTAAGTTTGGTTTTTCAATCCCTAATCTTTGGTAAACCATGTCAGCAAATGAATCTGCATCTATTGTTCTACTGATAATATCTGAGGTCAATTCCATTCCAATCGGATCGAGCGAAGTCAATTCTACGGGATTCCCTATAAATCCATAAAGACTAAGAATATAGTTCATGTCTTCTTCCTCCTCTTGTTGTTTTGGCTTCACATAGGTATTACTAAAATGCTCCCAAGACAAATCAAACTCAGACCTACCTCCACCAAGTTCGCCTGGAGTCTTTATCCCGAAAAGTAACCCGTTAGAAACCCTATGAGAATAAAGAATCTTATTTATAGTGTCCTTGCTTAGTTGTTCGTATTGTTTATCAAGGTCGTTAGAACGTAAAGGACTAATCTCGGGAGGTGTTGTGTTTGGATTCTGAAAGTTTAATAAAATTTCCCCTGCGTTATCCGTCCCACTTGACTTTGATTTAAAAGCGTGTTCTATTTCGGATTGTTCTTCGTCAGTTTGTGCCGTTCCATTAAAGAAAGTAACCATAGTCCCTGCACTGAATCCCGTTTTAACATTGTTAAGTTGAAAGAAGTTACACTCTATGTCCGTTTCGATAGGTGTAGCACCGCTATTGTATTCAGGTAAAGGGTATATGTCACTCGCAGGATTATCGTCTATTAGATAAAGGATTTGTTTCCCTTGTCTTTTCAAAGGATTAAATGCAGGAAGAGTCACCGCATCTTCGGGGAGTTTGCCGTTTGACCTTTTCCATTTTGCACTCGTGGATTGTTCTCGTGTCCATTCTTTTGAAATGTAAAATTCTGACTTCTCAGTATTGGTCCTTATAGTGTTGAATGGTTGTAGTTTTACCGATTTGATTGCTCCAAAAACATCCCACTCAATTAAGTACGCACACCCTCCGTATAAAGTTCTTTCAAATATTTTCTTTTTAGCTAATTCGTCAGCAGTTTGAGAATTGTTAATCGAGTCTAAAGTTTTTTGTAAAGCTACCTTATCCCCGTTCCAATCAGCTTTAATTTTAAAACCTTTACCAAAAATGTAAGTTGCCTTACCCTTGATGATAGCACCATGAATCCCAGAGTTATTATAAAGGTAACTTAGATAATCTGAGTAATCGTTATTTTTACCATACGGGACATAAACCATATTAGGTTGTCGTCTGAATATAGGCGTTTCGTTTGCGTATAAAGGAAACTTACTAAATGAATAGTTTTTAATTTGGCTCATAGGCTTTTCTTGTTAATGTAGATTCGTTTTCGATTCTTGTTGCAAGTGTTTTGTCATAGGTCATTAGTCCATTTTCAACTACTGTTAAACCCGTTGGATCTAAATTAGTGTTATTACTTTGTTCATACACATTATAAGTGTATTCATCACCTAAAGGTATTTGAATTTCTCCACTTAAAGGCGCAGGAGTTGTTGTTTTAACTACGATGGTGAACTTATTGTATCTCTCAGGATAAAGACTTAAATCGGCACTTATGCAATAGTACTTTTGTTGAGTTTGATTATTAATAAATTCAAATAAGAAGTAAGGACTTGAAATCGTTATCTTTTCAGATAAAGTCAAAACCACCACATTACTTCCTAAATTAAGTCGAATCATTACTTATATTATATTAAAAAGTAAAGTAAGTACAAAAAAAAAGGGAAGCCGTTAAGCCTCCCTTTCATTAAATATAATTTATTAGATTAAAGTTGTAACAATCGCTTGAGAAATTCCATAAGGATAAGTCTTTTCTTCACCCGTAAAGGTCAAAACAAAACCATTCAAGTCACTTGCACCCTTGCCAGTTCCTGCCGTTCCCGTAGATAGGTCAAGACCATTCTCAGAACCAAACAAACTAAACAAACCGTTTTTATCTTTAACGATAAACATTAACGGCTTTTGTGCAAGTACTCTTATTTCGTTTCTCTTAGCCACATCAAAACGGTCTAATTGAAATTCAACTGACTGCATGATATAACCACTTCCACTTGTAACCTCGCCTGCATTGTCTGCTTTAGCTTCTGCGGTGTTTCTTCTAAGTTCATACTTGTAGAACTTTTTTCCACCCGTCATTGCCATTGCTGAAACTAAACCTGCTGAAGTTGTGAAAGTAGTAGTATTTAAGTACTCTAATTCTCCGATGTAAACTTCATCGACACCCCCGATACTATCACGACAGTCAAGGGTAAATCCAGTTGATAGTAAACAAGGCATGATTAAGCTAATTTAAAGGTTACAATTTCATTCGGGAATTTCACTTGAGTACCAACCTTGAAGTGGATGTCAAGCATCATTGTCAAGCTGATAGGGTTTTCCCTGATGTTGAACATATCTTCGTCAGACTCCAAGTCAGTACCGATTATGAAGTTTGAAGTTCTTCCTAAGTGGATTCTGTTTGTAGAATCTAAACCGAAGTAAGCAACAACTTTGATTCCAGTACCTGGCAAAATTAACTCTTGAGATTGGTAAGCAGAACCATTCACACCATCATAATAGAAAAGATTAGCAGCTTTCAAAGCAAGGATTAACTTGTCGAAAGTATCTCCACCACACATGAATTGTAAATCAGATTTACCTTTCAATTTTGCAGGAAGAACACTCCACATAGTATCGAATATAGAAACCACATTCGCAGAAGTGATGCCCGTACCCGTAGTGATTCCACTTGGATTACCGTTGATTGTAGTTGCACTTGCATCTAAAATGATCTTGTTGAACCCATCGAATTGAGTCAAGTTAGAACCACCTGAACCACCGATTGCTGATTGCCATAATGCAGTTTCTTTAGCTTCAGTTAATAAACCTACAAGGAAGTTAGTAAAGTCAGCCTCGAATGCAATGTAGTCATAAGAAGTGCCTGGACGCAATGCACGCTCAGTCCAAAATCCTTCAAGTTCTTTAGCACAGAACTCTTGCTGAACTTTTATTTTCCCAACTGTGATGGTTCTCTTACTGAAACCCGTTTTACCTGAAGCGTTGAATGCACACGCAGTATCAGCTTGGTAAAAAAGTTCAGTAGTGATGTAATGCAAATCAGCAGTTGATTTGATACCCGTTTGTTTAGCGAAAGTTGCGCCCGTTTTGCCTTCGTAGAAAGAACGTACTAATAGTTCAAGTGATTGGTCATTAACGACAGCAGGCAAGCCAGTGGTGTCGTATGCGAATTTTTTTAATTTCATCTTATTTTTATTTTTGTTTGTTTAATATTTGCGCTAATCTGCTAAAGTTTGCTTCGCTAAATGATGCGCTCTTTCTCTTTGCATCTTTGCTTACTTCTTCAGCTTCTTCAGTTTTAGCAAGGATTCCAACTGCGCTAAATAAAGCGGTAGTCTTTGCGTTTAATGCTTCAATCTCAGAAGCATATTTAGAATGAATTTCAGCGATTTGATTGTTGAAGTCATTTGCTTGAGCTTCCAATGCTTCGTTTACTTTAGACATCATTGCTTCGTCATTCAATGGACTTTCCTCTTCAGGTGTACTTACCTCTTCAATAACTCCACTACTTACTTTAATTACAATATCACCTTCTAAAGTGTGTTCACCATCGGGAGCAGGGACTTCAGTTCCGTCAGCCATTACCAAAGTAACCGCTTCGCCTACTGCGATAGTACCTTTTACAATTGCTGAACCGTCTAACAATTTAGTTTCTACGAACTCAATCGCAGGCTCTACTACGGGCGTTTCTTCAGAAAAAACTTTTTTAAGTTGATTCGTAAGGTCTTCGCCTAAGACCTTTTTTAATTTATTAAATTCCATATTATCGATTATTTTATTTTTTAATTCTTCGTATTCGTTTTGCTCCGCTTCGTCTACCTTTTTATCATTGAAATATCCCTCAACGCTAAAACCTCTTATGTCACCGTTCTTTGCCTTTTGCCAAACTGATTCATCATCAATTTTTACATACCCAAACCAACTCCCATCGGGTGCAGGAGTGAAGTTATCGGGCGTTTTCATGCCTAATTTGCTATCAATTATAAAATGACTTAGTAAATAAGCCCCTTTAACGGGTTGATTATCGTCATGATTAAGGTTAAATGATAGAGGTTTGCCACTTTTAGCCAACTTATTCACGATTTTTGCGATGCTTTCTGCGGTAAATTTCACATAATATTGAGTCCCGTCATCATCTTTGCGGAAGATTGGCATCTCTGCGACCATTAAAAAGCCCCCTAAAATGCGTTTTTCCTCATCTATTACGGTAAATTTATGCTCAATTATAGGCTCATCGGCTGAAAATGTCTGCCAATTCCTTTCAATTGCAGGTTGCAAAACTAAACCCACTGCGAATACTGAAGTTTCATCTTCCAAACTTTCGTCGATGTCTAAAACATATAAAGGTAGCTTCATTAATCTTATAATATTTAAATTTTATTAATGTACAATATAGGGTTATATCAATGTTGCGTTGTGTCTTATCCTCGCTACTCTACCTTGAGAATCCGTTATGTCCTTTTCTAAAACATAAACTCTTTGATTTGCACTACTCGGATTTCTATTTGGTTGGAACGTGTCAATTCTCGGAGGTTGTGAAGACATAGAACCACCACCACCCGAACCACTCGGAGGGGATACCGAACCACCACCCCCTAATAAGTTTTTTGCTTTACTTGCAGCACCTAATACCGCAGCAACTTGAGACGCATAAAATACGGGCATAGTAAATGCAGCCGCAGGGCCAGACAAACCGATTGCAGATTGTTGAGCAATTCTCAAACCTTGTATAAATCCTAATGCAGTATCAGTGGCTATTTGTGCAAGTGCTAAAGCCTTACCTGCTGCCGTTGTTTTAAATTGTTGCCCTAATGCAAGTTCCCCTAAACTATTTAATGCTAAATAAGAATCATTTACTATTGATAGCTTTGCATTTTCAATGTCTTGTCGGTCTTGTAGTTCTTGCCTATTGGCTTTGCCTACTGCAAATAATTTATCCTCTGCGTTCTTTCTTACATTCTCGGTATCAACTGCCCTTACTGCTGCATACTTTTCATTATTCCCCTCTGCTAATTCTAACTCTTGTTCCTTATCTCTTGCATCTTGTTCTGCTATTTCTTTTGCTACTTTTTCTTTTAAGTCTTTTTGAGCCTTAGCGTCTTTTTCTCTTTGAGCCTTCCTTTTCTCTTGTGCTTCTTTTTCTGCCTTATCATTATCTTCTAACTCCTTATCAATATCTTTATAGTACTTAGCCTTTTCAACTTTTAATTGATTGTTTAAATCCTTTTCTAACTCTATTTCTTCGGTGCTTAAAGTCTTTTTTGCATTCTTTTTAGCCGTTAAAACTGATAATTCGTTATTTATCATTTGGGTTCTCTTCTGAAAAATAACTCTTTCACTCGCCCCCTGCGATTCTAAAAGGTCAATTTCTCTTTGAATATCCTTATTCCTTTGGTCGGTACTGGCTTTTAACCTATCATAAACTCTCGTTTGATCACTTGTAACCCCTATAAAATCAGTCACTGCATTATAAGCTGCCTTAAATCCTTTTGTAATGGTTTCTAAACTTGGGATGAATTTGCCTACAACATTTTTAAGCTTATCAAAGTTGGTTACAAGTAACGCAATAGCACCGATTATTAATCCGATTCCTAACGCTGCCCCTGCTATTCTTAACAACCTCATTGCGCCCGTTGTAGTTCCGACTGCTGCTGCATATCTTTTCTGAGCAAAAGTGCTTACATTAGTAGCGATGGTGTTTGCAGTGGTATACGCTGCACTGGTTTTATTAAGTGTGTTTGCGACTGCCTGAATCCCTGCAAGTGCTGACATTGCACCTTGTAGCTTGACCATTGTTTTTTGCAAGTCCTCATTACCCTCACCGACCATTGCAGTAATACCCTCAACTGCTGCGAATCCACCTACAATACCTTGAGTGATTGAGATTATCCCGTCTAACTTCTTAGAATCACTTGCAAGGTTTTTGACTTGTTGATTTACATCACCTATCTTGTCTTGCAATGCTCCTGCCTCTTGAGATAGTTTATTAAATTGCTGATTGTCTAAAGTCCCTGAAGCCAATAAAGCTTTCATCTCCTTTAGCTGAGTTTTCAGACTTTTGGTTTTTTGTTCTACTTGCTCAACACTTTCGCCACCTTTGATGACGAGGTCGACTTCTATTTTAGTTTTTGCCATTATATTAAATTATTAAGTTCACTTTGAACCATTTGAACCGTCCACGCTGCACTCGCTCCACCGTTTACACTTGCGCCGATTATAAGATTTGAAACCGTTGAATCAAACCCTCCCGAAGTTACTTGCAAGGTCGGACTCGGTAAGTTCTGCAAACCCGTTGCACTTAGTCTATGTCTTACTTGTGCCGTTCCTTGAATTACTGCTGATGTTCCACTTCCTACACTTCTAAAGGTTACCCATACTTCAAAAGTCCCAATGTCAGCGACTGCCGTTTGTGCTAAGAAAGTAAAGGTAAGTATAGTTGCGTCTGCCGTTGTTCCTGCCGTCCCTATTTTTATTCTTATTATAGGCGTTGCCGTTCCTGCTGCCGTCTTACTCACATCAAATATTAACTTATATCTTGCCCCTGCTTGAAGTGAACTATTTGGAATTGAAATATTAGAACCCGTTAAATATGTTTCCGTTGCAAATCCTGCCCCTTGTTGTGCGACTGACTGATTATAAAGTGGGACGGGTGCAATTTCAGTTACTAACAATGCCCCTGCAGTTGACATACTTAACTTACTTTTGATTGTTGCGGTTGTTTCATCCCCAGTATTAGTGCCTGAATTAGTCCCAGTTATATCG